CAGAGTTCGCCGTCCGCCTTCACGTCATCGCCAGCGAAATCGACACCCTGTAAATGCGTCCACGATTCTCCAGCCGCGATATTGAGTTCGACCCGATGAAATCTCCCACTCGCTCTAACCGGCACCATGCCCTGACTGTTGGTGGTTCCCGAAGCAGACCATGACGGAGTGCCCTGCGGCTGTTCCCTGACCGCGACCCTTCCGGTGACATTCATCGCATCGCCGATCGGACGGAAGCCGGTTACGAAAGCCCGTTTACCGGGGATCGCCTGAAACTCGTTCGTCTGGACCGTCGCCGCCTGATTGGAGCCGTTGAAGAATGCCATCTTGAATGCGGAATCGAAGGCGGCGAGATAAGGAGTGCCCCCGGTCCATGTCGGAGAACCAAAGGGCGCCGGAACATCGGCCAGCGTGGCGTAGAGTGCGGCCAGTCCGGCAAGCGTATATCCGGGCGTTGCTCCGGCAAAGATCAACGATGCCGAAACTGTCGTGTGCGTCCAGCGCTTCAGCAGAATGTCGTAGCAAAGCAGGATGGTGAGCTGGGCCGCTGTTGAACCAGCAGCAGGCGCGAGAAAGAATACCCTAGGCCGAAGCGGATCGGCTACCCCCCACACAGCCCCAAGGCGTCCGAGATTGATCGAGTCCTGGAACCACTTGTCCACGACATCAAGACCGATGGGAGCCGCCTGAAAACCTGTACTTGGCCCGCATTGCCTGAAGCCGTTGCGCGACAGGAAATACGCCTCGCCGTTTACCGTCGCGATGCTGTCCTTGGCGATGCAGCCCTGTTTGTCCTCCACCTTGGCAAAGGCAAAGATCGAACGATCGGTGGTCGCGGCAAATCGCCGGATGGCGTTTTCCTGAAAGATCAGCCCGACTTCAAGCGGAGTGATCCCGGTGACAAATCCGCCTTCCGGGAAGTTCTGGTAATCCGAGGAACGCTGGCCGTGCGTCCAGTAAGCGGCGTTGTTGAGACCCGACCACTCTACTCCTGTCGGATAGTTGGCCGTTCGTCCGAGAAACACATAATCCCCAACAGACTTGACGATACGCGCTTTAGGAGGCGAGCCGGCGAGGTTGGCAAATGCGGAGGCCCCATCCACATCAACAGACTGCACGTCGTCGATGCCGTTGGTGGCAATCAGCGTTGAGCCGAATTGATCCATCGACCAATGTTCGTCGGCCGCTACTGCGTAAGTCGCACCTGAACGATCGGTCCATGTAGACGCAGACGCAAAACTCAGGAGCTTGGTCGTGGTTCCCGCGAACACCGTGTAGGAACCGCCGACCTTGCGGGCGAGAAATGCCCCATTGGCGACGGTTGCAAGGGCTGCCGAAAACGCGACCAGAGACGGCCACGGATGATATGAATTCGCCCCCGGCAGAACCCCTGACGCCTCACCCGCAACCGGAGCGTTCAGATCGTAGACATCTGGCCGCCAGTCACCGAAGTTGATCATCAGTCCGTAACGCCGTCATAGACGATACCGGCGTTGTGATACCGGCTCTGCTCGTCAAGCAGTCTCAATTCGGAGCAAAGGTCATCGCAGTGCCGCTTGGTTGCCGCCGCCTTGTCGTAATCGCGATTAAAGGCCCATGCTTCACTAAGACAGCGGTAGAAGTAAATGTCAGGCGCGAGGTCCAGAAGCCAGTTGGTCGTGGTGGTGTCGTTAAGCGCCGGGATTTTTTCGTAGTAGCGGACGAGAAGTTCAGCGCTCGACTTGATCGGCACGGTACGGAGGCTGCTCGTTCCCGCCGACGTGCTGATCGAGTACCAGCGTGGAGTGTCGGATGTATCGTAGGGGGAGAGGATGTTCGAACCGCTCCGCGAGACCGGGAACAGTTCAACTGAGGGCGAAGAGGAATAGCGGACGGAACGGAAAGCAAGGAAGCCCGTTGGCAGGACAGCCTCACCATCCGTGTCTGTGGTAAGTGTCGCGCTTTCCTCCATCTGGAAACAACGAAGGACGCGATTGAAATACGCCTCCGCCATATCGATCCAGTCATCGCGCTGGGCATCGATGTCGGTGCCACGCGCCATGTAGGTGGTGAGCGCAGCTTTCAGGGACGAATAGGTTGTGACGGCCATCTACACCTTGCCCCTGAAAGTTCGGAACGGTTTGTTTTCCGGCTTGTTCAGCCACCAATTGAGATGATCCTTGTCGCCATCCCGGACGTGATCGCGCAGTTCGGAAAACCACTTGTTCAACGGGAGACGTGCAACAACCCGGCCGTCTCCCCAGCGCTTGCCTTCACTCTCGGCATATTCGTGAGCGTTGGCCTTTTGCAGCAGATCGTCGGCGAGGTATTGACACCGTTCCGCCCTCACCTGCTGTCCACCCAGATCGAGCATCGCAAACGAACGCACATAGTCTTCCGTCACCTCGTAGGGCGTCCATGCGCTATCGGGCAGCAGGGCCAGAGCCGCGCGTACACTCTCAGACCGGGATGGCATCCATGCGCTCGGCAAGCGGGAACTTGGTGACTCTCTGTCGTGTCCGCGCCTCGCCTTCTTCGTCGAGGATCGGGCGGCCGTTGGAATCCAGCACCTTCTCTTTGGTGGCGACGGTGTTGTTGATGAGGTCCACGGCTTCATCCCGTGGTAATTCAACTACCGTTCCGGACCAGAGTTTGTGTTCGGAACCGACTCCTGGAAGCGGAGGCGGGGCAGCCTTGACGACGGTGAACTTTCCTTTGGGGCGGTAGTTCTTGAGCAGCCTGACCGGGAACAGCGTGACCGACGCCATGACAGGGGCAGCCTCAGTTGTCTCGGTTTTGGTGTCAACCTTTGGCGGACGGCCGGGACCGCGCTTGGGCAATTCGGTTATGGTGGAATCCATTGCTGGTTGTTCCTTTGAGAAAAGGGGCGGACAGGATTGCCCGCCCCGTTGATGTTTAGGTGAATGCCGGAGTGCTATCCGAAACAACGTCGCCGTGGGCAATCCACTCCGTGCCGTTGCTGTAAACGTTAATCTCGGTTCCGGCTGCGGGCGTTGTGACCGTAAGGGTCAGGTGCGACGATCCGTTGCCATAGACAACCGCGAGGTTGCTTTCGGCGTCGTTAAGGTCGGTCCATGCCACTCCACCATTGAGGAACGAGGGCGTAGTCGCGACAAAAACCCAGTTCTGGGCCTCAGTCGCTACGCCACCCATGACGAACTTGTACTCCAACCCAGCGGCAATGACCGGGAGGTTGATGGTGATGGAACTGGTCTGCTCCGCGATGAGGTGGGTCTTGCCAGAGTTGGCAGCAAGAACCGCATAAGGCGTGGCATCCGCGATAGTGACCACACCACGAACACCCGCAGCAGCGGCGTTCAGGAGGGCCGCTGTAGCCGTGAGGCCGAGCAGCTCCATCACGTTCGCGGCGTCGCCGTATTTCAGCTCATAGTCGGCCGAAATATCGATCATCGGAATGATGTCGCCGGTCGCGGCGGTCGTGATGTCGGTGGCCCGGTTGGCCATATCGTAAGCCAGCCGGTTCAGCAGGCGGGAAGTGGTTGCGCCTTTGATGGCGGCGTTTGCAGAAAGTGCCATTGGAATAATCCTTCAGTTGAGCGCCGGGAGCGCGCGTGAAATGAAAAGGGCGGCCCCGAAGGACCGCCCATGAGTTCAGTTATACTCTGTCGGCTACGGGACAGTTGCCGAGAACGGATCCCCTTCGGAACCCGTCGACACTAGCCCGCCGGACACCTTCCAGACGCCCGTCACGGCATCTTCCAGTTCGACCCAACTACCCTTGAGTCCGCCCGACGTGCTGCCGTTCATGGTGATGGTGTCGGCGGTTGCCGATGCCAACATGGTCACGCCCGCGATGTCGGTCGAGATCGAGACCACGCCCGCCATGATGTCGGTGCCCGGAGACGCCGACACTTTGATGATGCCGCTGGTCGTGAGAGTCGTTCCCACGAAGAAGCGGAACCTGCGGCCGGAGCCGGTAGCCGCCGGCAGCGTCAAGGTCATGCCACCAGCGGCATTGAATACCAGGAGCGCGTCGGCGTGTGCCTTGGTCAGCGTAGCGCTGGCCGTGAAGGCGATAGGAGCAAATCCATAAGCCATTTTGTTTTCTTGCTCCTACGTCGAGGCCGTGAGGCCGTAGAGATCGGCGATCACGCCGTGAGCCGCTTCGTTCTGAACGAGCAACGTGTACTCGGTGTTCAGGACGCGCTTCTCGGCGTCGCCGGTCTTTGAGGGTTCGTGGATCGCAACGTCACGGAAGACGCCCATCTTGACCATATCGGTGTCAATCAGGAACGCATTACGTGCGATCGTTGCTCCGGCGCGGGCCATCTGCCGGTTCGGCATTACTGAAACGTTGCCGAAGTCCGAGTGATAGATTTCCGCGCTGGCGATCAACGTGTTCTTGCCCGTGGCGTTGGCATTGACCCGAAGGGGGACAATGTTGGCGTCGTCAAGAAAGGTGGAGAACACCGTCTTGACGTAGGGCGAGGTCATCAGGACGGTCGGCGATCCACCGGCGTTGTAGGTCGAGAGGATCGTCGCATCCAGCAACGCCTTGGTGAAGGCGCGCTGCGTCCCGTTGGTGGCCGCGTCAACCACGGAGGTTGACGAGTTGAACCCGCCGGACGAACCGCCGCCGCCGAGATCATCGTTTGAAGCGAGCCACGCCCGCAAGCCACCGAGCTTGCGATTGGTCGCCCCGTTTCCAGTACCCGCCGAAGACGCCTGATTGGACAGGAGAATGACTTCCATGTCCGTCTTCAGTTCCCGCCCGCGCTTGGCGACGTTGTAGGCCAGTTCGGACTTGCGTCCGGCCTTGTCCGTCTTTTCCTGCGTGGCGGAAATGATCAGCGACTTTTCAGAAATCTGGGCGTAGTTGCCGACCCGCGTGGTGGCGGTTACGGCGTCATACGTCCAGTCATTGCCTTCCGGCTGGTTGTTCGTCGTGTCGGGAGTCGCGAGGGAGTCGGTCTGCCATTCCGGATGCGTCGTCTTGATCGGAGAGTGCCCGATAAGCGACAGGAACGGAGTTTCCTCTGGCGTGATCTGGTAAATCTTGTCAGCCAGCTCCTCGCGGTTGCCAACAGCGTCAAACGTTTCGAAAGTATTCAGTTATGTTATCGGGCGGCTCTTGATCCGCCCTTCTTACGGATTTCCCGTAAGCTCTGACTATATCATGCCGCCTTATGGGCAGCCGATGCGCTCTTGGGTCTTTCGACATGCCAAGGAAGCGGAAAAGCTAACTTCCTGCCGTGAACACGTTCGTGACAGGAATGGCAAAGCGTCATGCCGTTCGAAACGGCAAAACGCAATTCAGGATGAGACTTCCACTGCTTGATGTGATGAGCATGCAACCGCTCTTTCGAGCCGCATTGTACACACTGCCAGCCGTCGCGATCTCTGACGGCCCGCATCCACATCTTGTAGGGATACCTTCCCCTATCCGGATCGCGGGTTTGGATACCGCCTCTCCAGTTCGGGTTTGTCTCACCTAAGAACTTGCCACGTTTAGCTTCAGACATTTTGCGACGAGCCGCTTCGGTGTTGCGGCTGTGCCCCGCTTCCGAGCCAGTTGTTCTGGCAGGAATGCGATGGCGCTTGAGCCACAACGCTACCGAACGCGACGAACACTGGAGACTGTGAGAAATCTCTGTCGTGCTTTTGCCAGCTTCAACGTATTCGCGACGCAACCATTCCCGATCAGCCAGTTGGGCTATGAACGGGAACCCGGGATTGCGAAGAGATACGCCAGAACGCTTGAGCCGTCGCAATACAGAGTTAGGAGATGTGCCAACATGCGCGGCGATCTGACGGCAAGTCATGCCTCTGCCGTACATGCGTCCCAACTCTGCAATGTCGAAATGCTTCACTGGTTTAGTCTACTTGGCCTAGTCGATGAACCTTCAGCCGGTTTCCCGGTTGCTTGGCTGCTGATTGCCCAATTCTACCACTTTTCAAGCCGTTACGTCCACGATTGCTCGTCCCGCTTTGGCAGGTAGACTCTAAGGACTTCCCAGCAATTCACATCGTTTTAGATCGCCGATTTATTCAGCGATTTGAGCCATTTGGTTTCCGTTTTGGGTTAGAGGTCCATGTCCATGAGGGCGGCGACACCTGCGTCGACCGTTCCCTCTTTTCTGAGCCTCTCAGTCCTGGCTTGCTTGGCTCGATTGGTTGCCTGCGCCTGATTGGGTCTCTTTCCGCTTTTCAACATTTGCGGACGGGACTCGATAGCTTGCCGGACCTCCGGTGCCTTCGCCTTCAAGCGGCGATAGGCGAGCGCGTCCCGGAGGACGAGCCATTGCCGGTGATCGTGAACACCATCAAGTTCCTCGGCCGTGATGCCGTAGTCGGGAGCAATCTTCTCGACTTCGGTTCTGAAGGCGCGGTACTTGCCCGGATCGCGCAACGCCGGAATGGCGCTCCGCAGGGCTTCCGCTTCCTTGGCCTGGTATGACTTGACGGCTTCGCTTTGCTGGTCGTGAATTGCCTGGGCCTGTGTCTCGACGTTCTGGCCGATCCACTGACGGGCTTCATTCCAGCGCTGCATGGCGTCCTGAAACTCGCCATGCGCTATCGGGTCTTCGGAGTAGCTGACTGCCGGACGAACCGGCTTGGTCATTTCCAACCATTGCGAGGCAACCGCGAGCTGCTGCCCGAGTTGCTGATTAAGCTGACCTACCCGCTCACGCTCTGACTTTACGGCCTTGCTTTCTTCAGCCGTGGCCTGCGTCTTGCGGGTGTAGTCGCCCTGTCGGAGATAGCCATTCTTGAGTTCCGCCACCGTGGTTGTCGTGCCGTCCGTAAGGATCACCTTGTCCTTGTCGGACAGGAAGCGCCCTTGCGCGTCACGCAACTGGTCTTGGCCCTCATCGGCTGCCTCGCCGTCAGGGTCTTCGTCTTCCACCTTGCCCTCGTCGATGTCCCCATCGTCTTCGGGCTCTTTGCCGTTCTTCCCGCCGTTATCCGTTGCCGGTTCGCCGAGAATGTCAGCCAGTTCGTCCACGATTTCTGCCGTGGATACGTCTTCACCATTCCCGCCCGCAGGCAGGTTGTTGGTTGCCATGTAATTTGGTCCTTATGTTAGGCGGTTACGCCGCCGTCGCGTTCGCCGGCCTTGAGCACTGCCCCGACCAGCGCGTCTTTCAGACCATCCGTGCAATGCACGATGGCTTGCAGACGCTGAATCTCCAGTATGTCGTCCGCCTTGACGATCGATAGACCCATCAGGGCATCGGTTCTAACTATCGTCATCGCTTCAGCAAACAGATCGCTGGCGAGAAGATTGCGGGCTTCTTCGGCTCTGGCTTCAAGGTCGGCCTTGTTCATTGCTGCGCCGGTTGATTGCGGTTAGCTGGCCGTTTCGCTGCCGCTTCTCTCGCCATCCGCGACTCCTCGATCTTCTTTTCTTCCAGCGCGAACTTCATCGCCATCTCGTCACGGCGAAGCATCATCTCCGCCCCGAATTTCTCCCGCTCGAAGGCAATCTCGATCGACTTGATGGCAATGGCGTTTTCCCGCTCAGCGGCCTTGGACTGCAAATCCCCTTCAAGCTGCGCGGCTTCCTTGATCCTGTTTCCTTCGGCCTTCATGGCCTCCGTTTGTTGGTCGATCTGAAGCTGTTGCTGATTTAGTTGGGCCTGAGCCTGTACCCTGACCTGCTCTACCTGCGCCGCAGATTGCGCCTTGAACTGTTCGATCTGGCCTTGCGTCTGGCCCTTCATCTGTTCGAGTTGAATTTCCATCGGCGGCTGCTTGGCCTTTTCTGCAGCTTGTTGCGCCATCGCCTGAATATGACTTTCATCAATGTCAGGCCAGAAGGCGTCGGGGTTTTTCAATCCCGCCGACTCCGCCGCCTTGATCAGCGTGTTCCGGATACGGGGCAGCATCTCCAATGCTTCACGCTGGAAGCCCGAGGTCGCCAGCCGATCCGTGACCATCACCTGATCGCCCAGAACTGTTCTCAGCATCATCATGTCGCGGTCACGCGAACCCGAGCCCAGCCCGGTATTCACCGTCACGTCCATCAAGGCATTCCAGTGCCTTGGGTCCATCTCCACGAACTTGCCGCGAAGCCGTATGGTCCTCGGACGGTCCTGGTGCTTGACGATCAGTTTCAGGATTTGCCGGAACAGTCGTCTCCAGCCCAGCTCCGCCATGTTCCTAGCGACAAGTTCATTCTGGCTGTAGCTGGCGTCCCGCGCGTTCTGGTTTGCAGTAGCCGTCTGGTTCTGTAGCGTCTCGGGATCGAGCGCCATCATGGTCCGGGAAACACCGGTGCGCTTTTCGATGATCCGGTCGAAATACTCCGTCGCCTGAAACACCTTGTCGGCCACGAACGGCACGACATGGATGGCTATAGGTAGGGAGCCTTTCTTCTTCCAGATAAGGCCACCGAACTTCGGACTAACCAAGATGTCGGGATTGATGACCGATCCCTCTTCAACCTCCTGCATCGGAAGGTTCGAGACATATAGGTTATCCAGCGCCTGCCGCTGCAGGATAGTCTTGATCTTCTGTACGTCCATCGTCCGGTCGGCGACGGACTCGCTCTCGAACCTGTGCGGCTGCGGATAGCAAGGAATGGTCGTGAACGGTACTTCGTCTTCCCACACCTCCCAGTCCAGAACCGTTCCAGCCCCCGCATCGCCGGCATAATAGACCCGGATGGTCTCGGCTACTCCGTCCCCATCCACATCGACCTTGAGATAGCATTCGTAGAGATCGATGCGCTGGGTCGAGCGCATCATCGAATTATCCGTCAGCATGGAGTCTGAGGTCCGGGCTGACGCTGACTGCTGATCGGTAATCGAACTATCGGCCGATAGGTCTTCGACCATCTTGCGGTTGAAGCCCATCTCGATCAGATCGGAGCGGGTGATGTTAGGATCACGATGGGCTGTAAATCTCGCCTCCTCGACCGTCACAGCGCCGTTGTCGATCAGGAAGTTCTCGGGCGCCATCGCCTCGACCTTCAGACGCCCACGGCTCAGCGTCCGTTCGATCTTGATGTTGTAGGTCTCGACTGGAACCGCTTGGCCCGTCATCGGATCAGTGACAAGATCAGGCTCCTTGTTTTTCTCCTGCGTCAGAATGCGAATGTCTGGATTGTCGGTAAGTTCCGCCACCTGCTCGACCGTCAGGCGGGAATGCACCGATACGTCGGTGGTAGGAGTTTCATCCCACCACGCCTTGACCACGCCATCCCCGGCCAGCAAAGCGTCATACGTGGCGTTATAGACAATCCGGTAGCCGGGATTATCCTTGAAGAACACATACGAAACGTAGTCGCTGGCCTGCTCGGCGTGTTCCTCCGCCTGCTTTGCCGCATTCGGATCGGCGCTCTCATGGATGACCGGCTCATACTCAGCCATCCGATCGGAGGCCATGAATACCCGCATGATGCCCGGCAGCATCCATGAAACCGTATCGGCGAGGTCTCGACTGGTAACGCTCGAACCATGCGGACGGTTCGGCGTGTCGTTCATTTCTCCACGGAGATATTCCAGTGCCCTAACACGGCGGGCGGAGATTTCCGATTGATCGAAGTCGAGCGCCTGACTGATCTCATGCGCGATCAGCGCACCAAGATCGGTCTCGTCGAATTCGCGCTCAAATGAAGCCATTGCTATGTCACGTTCCTGTCACGCCCCCTCTAGGAGCGGGTGGGGATTGGGGTTAGGGTGAGCCATGCCCCAGATCGCAATACTCGGTGAACGCGCCTACGACGCCGAAACCCTATCGGTTGAAGCCCGCAAAGCCCTTGAAGATGCTGTCAGAGCCGAAGGTGCTGGCGATGCAGAAGCATTAGCCGAAGCTGTCACCCGACTGGACAGGCTGCTGCCCGCTTCAACTACCGACTGATTTTAGATTGCCTCAACGACCGTCACCACATCGCTGGCGATCAGCCCATCGGTGCTCGGCCCAAGATTCAACATGAACGACGCATTGCGCGAATTGTAGAGTGCGATCTTCGCGCGTATCTGAGCCGCCGTGAATTGCAGCGCGGCGGCGACTGTGCGGAAATATTGCTGGTTGCCAAAAATAGTATCGACTTGTTCGGCCGGAAGCGTATTCCCCACCGCTACCTCCGGCTCGCTGGAGGTTTCGTGGGTGCTCACGTCCGTATTTGACAGATCGTTTTCATGATTGTTCTCGATCAGCAAGCCATGCGGCCACAGCGTCAGCATGTGCGCCCGAACGCTCGCCCAATTGACAACGTTGTAGTCCGAATCCCCCTGCCACTTCCAACCGTCCGTCCAGATGCCTTGCGCCGCCGGGCAACGCTGCTTCATCTCGGTCAGAATATCCTTCGTGTGCTGGAGATACATCGCGTTGGTGTAGCCGGGATTGTCTGCCTGCCAGCGTCGATCCCAAATCGACAGATAGGGAATGACTTTCAGTCCACGACCGCGCGCATTCTCGTAGAACTCGGAGAGAAGATCGCGCCCGCTAAAACCTGCCGACTGCGAAATATTATGCGGCTGTGCGGTTGAAGGCCACAACGTGAAGCCGTCGTGGTGCTTCATTACCGGCGAGACGTATTTTGCTCCTGCGGTTTCCGCTAAGTCGAGCCACTGATTGAACGACAGGCTCGACGGATTGAACATATCCGGGTCGTTGGCGGGATTAGCCCACTGCACGTCCTCGAACGTGCTCATGTTGAAATGGAACCACATCCCGAAACCGAGATTGGTGTATTCCTGAGCCGAAATCAGCGTATTCCCACCGGCATAAACCAGTTGTGCCACACCTAGAAGCCCCAGTAGGCGTGTTGGTTGGCATTCATGTTCGACTGCTGGGTTGCGTCAAATCCTGCGTTCCAGACGCCGCCTTCAAAGAAGTCCCCGGTGAAATAATCGGCGAACCCGTCATTGCCGCCGATGTCGAGCTTGTCGTCCATCACGCGCGTTCCGGAACTAACTGTATTGCTCGCACCATCAATGTAAAGAATAGAAGAAGCACCGTTTGCAACCGCCTGAATTGCATGGACAGCACTATCGGCCATCGCCGTCGTGCCGGAACTTCCAGAGTATAGTCTAGCGGTGTTCGCGCTATTCGCCCAGCCTACATAACTCAGAGCGCCGCTGGTAATGCCGGTGGCGAAGACAGCCTGATCTAACGTAAAGCTGCCAGTTCGCATAACAACCACAGAATACGTCCACGGCTGAGTATCGGAAGACATGTTAACGGTGGTGCGCAGCGACGTTGACGAAGCGCGCAAAAACCGGATGCAGGGCAGCGACCCGAGGGCATTGAGTATGAACGCGGGACGGTTTGCATCCGTCCCCTGCGTCACATCCTTTGAATTTCCGGTCTGGTCATAGAGCGTGACGACCTTTGCCGTTGTCGCTGTCATCCAGGTGGCGATTGAGGCAACGTCAAGACTGCCGTCAGCAAGCGTAACAAAATCGGACTGGGCACTATCGGATGCCCGGACGAGACGGATGCAGTTGGTGCCGACAGCCGCCGCATTGTAGGCTCTGAGGCCAAACCACGCAGCCGCCGTAGTCACCACATCGCCGGCACCTGCAAACGTGCCAGTGGTTGTGAGTCCGTTACCGCTCGCCACGTTCGACTGCGTGGCCGAAGTTTCTTCATGCATGAAATGCGCGGTGTAGGTCGTGCTTGCGGTCAGGCCGGTGACACTTACAGTCTTGGTGCCAGTGGACGAAATTGCCTGAGTACCGGAAGCGGCAGCGGCAGCTCCCGCGTTATCCTTGCCGGTCTTAACCTGCGCTGCCGTGGGTGGCGTCGCGGAAGTCGTGACGACCCAATAGAGCGTACCGTTGCTCTCCGTCGTATCGACGGTGATGGTAGCGGTCGTCTGGCCGGTTGCGGTATCGGTGGCGTTGGAGAGAACCGGGGCGACGTTGGTGACGCCTATCGTAAACCACTGATAGATGACCGAACCAGCGCCATTATCCGCCTTGATCTGGACTTGATGGGATGTGGCGGTTTCGTAGTCGAGCGTCCCATCCTTATCGAGTGCCCCGCCGGAAATATCGAATACAGCATCCGGGTCGGACTCGACCGTGAAGGTGTAAACGCCAATCCCACCCGCTACACCCAGCGTACCGATTGCGGTACCATTAGCGGCATTCTCGGCAATCGAGGTGGCTGTAAGCGTGATCTGCGGGCCGGTTACCTGCCCCACGCCGCGCTGCAGCGTCATCCTGAACGAAGTAGACCGCTCCTTCCGCCCATAGAGCAGATTGAGGGACCGCATTGCCCCCTACTCCAGCTCGGTGATTTGAGCCGAACCGTTGGCCGATGCCCAAATGCCGGTTGCAGCCCCCCGGAACGCCCCAAGGTCCACCGTCGCCAGCGATGCCATCTGGAAACTATGGCCAGTGGTTGCCGTCGCGGCGGTCAACGACGTTGCCGACGACTGTAGCCGGACATAAAGGATCGCCGTCGAAGGATTGGATATGATAATACCGCTACGATCGGCGTTTCCGTTGAACAGCGTCACGCTCGACGCACTTGACGCCACGCTGGTTACAGTCGCTTTCGATGCCATGTCAGGCCACCCATCGGTTATCTATTTGCGGTAGTGTCGAGAAGTCGGATACCGGCTCGGCAAAGGTCAGCGCGACCGCATCCCATTCGTCCGGGCTCGGCACATCGCGACGGCGCATGTCCTCTTTCTTTTCGAGGACCAGCCGCGTGTTCGAATCGTATTTGTATGTCGGGCCACAAGCATCGGCCTGAAGGCCATCGCTGTCCGGTATCTGAACGCCGGCAACCTCGGACAGCCAGTCCTTCGACTTCATCCACATTTCGGCGCGGCGATTGAGCGGCCCACCGCCTTCAGGCGGCTCCGGCTCGTATGGCGAGCCACCAAAATTGATCGCCACTACAGTCTTGTCGTAGCCCTGTTCGTTCAGCCGGTCGTAAACACCGGCCCCTACTCCGCCCACGTCAATGAACATCCTGGCAGGCTTGTCACGATCGATGACCGACTTGGCCCAGCCAGCCGCTTCCATCGTATCGAGGCCGACGCGGCTCTCAACCTTGAGCAGCCTTCGACCACGACGCCACGCCATTGAATGTCGATCACCGCCCTTCCATGCCG